TAACACTGTGGGCGATCATAGTATCATGGATCTTACCACGAACTGCAACGCCACAGCGAGTCAGTAGAAAGTGAATATCGAACATTCCATTCTGAACTATCTTCTCTGACTTAGGATTTCCAAGCACTCGCTGAATCCCCCGCCAGATTTCCAATTCCTCTAGCTCAGTCCATCCCTGTGGCCGACTATCAGTGGCTCCGATAGGAATGACACAGGAAACATCAGGGCTAGCTGCAAAAGAAATGCACGACACTTCATAGTTGATTACCTCAATATCGAAGCATAGAAGTGGAACAGTAGTGTAGTAATCCAACCACTGCATCACTTCTTGAACGTTAGCATAATCATAAATTAACTGTCGTTGCGGTCGGACAATCTCAGGAATCTCACATTCCTGTTTTGCCTTCTGCAAGTCCGCAACAATAACGTGACGTTGGTGGTAGGCTCCACGAATGGTAGAACCGAAGCTGTATGTAGGAATGATCTTACGTCCACCGATCTTATTTCCAACACAGACATAACCACGATACTTATTCACGCTAGATAGATCACTAACGGCTCGAAGTGCGGGGTTACCGGAGACTACAATTACGTTAGCTTTAATGCTTGCTAACTCTGTCCGCAGCATCGCGGCATGTTCTAACCCAAGTTCCGTGAACTTCTTCTTTCCCTCATCAAACAGATCCATATTAGCCATCTTACCGGACTGTCTGGATTGAACCTTGAATGCGTTAGTTAAGTATACGTCCCCACGAATAAGTCCTGCCGCGTGGAGACAACTTTCCATAACTGAACCAGCAGGTCCAGAGAAAGGTTTAAGCGCCTTATCATCAAACCCACTGGTATAGTCACCAACAATGGCGATCTTGGCTGTATCCCTACCAACGCCGGGCACTAGCCTTCTGTGATTGGTCATAGGGATGAATGTCATACTTTACTCTTGGTTGTCAAGTTGAAAGAGCTTGCGAGTTTGTTCTTCTACTGCCAGCATAAACTTATCTTTGTATTCACCATTCCGATCAAATCCGTAACCTTGGAATCCAAGATCGTAACATGCCAGTAGGGTTGCACCACTTCCAAGGAAGGGTACAAAAACGTGCTGTCGGCCCACCCCCAGTGTGTTAAAGATTTCTTTGATAAGCTCAGTCGGACGTTGTGTAGGGTGGTACTTGGTCTTACCTGCAATGCCAGGGAAATTAAATACATTTAGACGGCCTCGGTTAGCCATGACGGGCTTGCCCTTACGGCAGAGGAAGAATGGCTCGTAGCCACGAGCAAGGTAGATCTCAGGTTGAAGAGTCTGTCCCTGCGCCTTAGTCCAGATGGCGGGGATTTCATCTACGTGCCACCCAGCTGTGCGTAGAGCTTCAAGTACCTGTCCATGCCACGATGGGCCAAACCAGAACACCAGCCAACAATCCTTGCCAGCAACTCTATAAAGTTCGCTAGTAAGTTTAGCAAGAAAAGCAGGATACGCATCTCGATCAACTTCTTCATACGAGTGAACATTGGAAGTCACTGTCTCCTTTGAACCCTTCTGAGAGTTCAGATCAATACCGTAGGGGGGATCACATTCAATAATCTGAATGTTTCCATTACTCTTCATTCCAGCCATGCCGGGAAAGACGTCCCCGATCATGTAGTTTTGATTGGCTAGCGTGAGGGTTGTCTTAAGTCCACGATCAAACTGCCCGGCTACCAGCTTTCCATCTACATGTTGTTCAGATGCATTAACACGATCAGTTTGACGACGCCTCATTTCCTCAATGAGTGCATTTTCTTCCAGCTTCTTAAGCATCTTAAGTGCTTCGTCGGCTGTCTTGTACTCTCCCAGCTCCGGCAAAAACTCGATGGCGTTAGCAAGCTGAATGTTGCGGGAGACTGTTGCAATACCCTTATCCAGCAACTCCGCAGTTTTCCTACCTGACCAGTTCGCACCATGCTTGGACTTGTACAGATCATCAATCTGCTTTACCAACCTGCACTGCTCAGGCCATGTAAAGTCCTTACGATGAATGTTCTCAATCAGTTCAATCTCAAGGGAATCTATCTCATCCTCAAACTCGCGGATGATAGCAGGAATCAGAGTCAAACCTGCCAAGCGGCTGGCCTCATAGCGACGGCCACCAGCCTGAAGCTTCATATTACTATCAAGTGTGATGGGCTGGATGACACCCTTAGCCTTGATGGAATCCACCAGTTCCTGAATGTCCCCTAAGTCCTCGCGGAAACGCCCCTCAACAATTACATCCTCCAACTTAACATGCTTCAGTTTATCTTTCCGCTGACCCTCAACGACTGGCTTATTCATCCAAGTTCCCCTCCGAGTTCCAGTAGCAGTTGTTGTTTCTGGGCTTCTGTAAGCCCATCGAGAAGTGATTCTACCTTACTGACACGGGTTTGTGCACCTTTCTTTGCCGACCGCTTTGCTCGCGACGCAGCGGCAGGG